GGGTTGTTCTCACCTTTGAAGGCATCTCTCAACTTCTCAACAACTTCAACCCAAGCATCACCCATCCAATCCTTTGGGTGTGTGCCGTGGAAGTGATGGTCTTCCCCTTTGTTGACACCCGTCTCAGATGACCAAGATCGATTATATAAACCCTTATTAGGTTCATACTTATCGATGTACGACTGCTCCATCTCTTTAGCAGTTTGCAGATCAGCATCATCATCACCTGTATTGATTTCGTGTAGCACCACGAACTCAAACGAATCGATACCGTATTTATTTACTGCATTTTGAAAGTAATTACTATGGTGGTTGCCGTCACTGAGCATTCGTCTATGCTGATTCCATCGTTTAGTAACGCCATCCGTTCTTCCTACGTAAAATTTACCATTCAGTTTGTTTCTAATAGCATAAATATATTGCATGTTCTATCCCCCGAACGTACTGATTATAGATTAATTTTAGCACGGGATCGTCTGTTTTACAGCTCAGATGTTCCCCGTTTAGCAAGGTTTTTCGATAGGCGTCACCGCCTAAAGGCACTAGTAGTTAATGCCGCCGCCATCTTTACTTAATCTAGCAATATCGTGGTCAGCCAGGTAAATACCGTCAAGACTGTCGTCCACGGTTTCAATGAAGCACGAGCTCAACTGGCCGAATGTTTTACCGGCATTGCTTAAAGTCGGTGTAGCAACCGTCATATACAAGTTACTTAGCGCCCAGTACGCTTCTTTAACCAGCGTCAGACGTTTGTCCTTCGGTTCTTTCATCATTAACGTCATAGCGATAATCATCCAGCGTTCCTGAGGAAGCTCATACAGATTCTTATCGTGGTCTTTCGCTAGGTAACGGTCTGTTAACTGGAACAGCCCCAAGTAGTTGAACAGCTGGTCACGTTCTGGAACCATCACCGCTTCTAGCGCATCGATCTCTTCTGGTGAATAGTTCTTCAACAGATCCTTCGTATAGATGCCTTTGCCGACTAGTGTACGAATTAGCGCAAAGAAATCGCCGTACTTATCTTTTGGATTGTACACACGGTTTGTAGCAGCCTCTTTGTATAATTGACGCATATAGATTTCAGCAGCGACGAACGTCCAATCCGGATGCTCGCCCTCACTTTTACCTACGTGATCTAGCGCATAACCGATTAAACGGTCAGTAATCTGCCGGGCCTTGAACTCGGTCTTACCAGCAACGAAGTTAGTAATATAAGTTTTGAACTCCTCGATATCCAGGTGTGGGTACCGCTCTGTGACGGAATCTATAAATCTCTCTAGACGTGGTTGGTCAAATGGCAGCTGCCTCTTACCATCCTCTTTCGTAATAACAGTCATTGTGTTTAGTTGTCCTCCTTTGGTGGGTATTTTTTGTATTGTGATGCATCTAGTCCGGCTGATTTCCTCCGGTTATACACTCGCCTTGTAACACGTAACGTAAAACCTTTAGCTCCAGCTGGGATGTCGTTGATTGGGATATAGTAAATGTCTCGAGTATTAGGATCAAAAACTGCGATAATATCGACCTCGGACGGGTCATACGGACTGTCGTAACTAACCCGTAAGTTCCCGTCTCTAACATCGGTACGTGCTGTCTTGACTTGAACACGGACAAAATAGTCCCCCATCTCTACTAAACGGTCATACCGTGTAGTGACGGAAGGCTTAAGGACATTGAAACCTCGCCCTAGAAGATCCCACTCAACGGCCGCTTCGGAGATGCTACCGACTTGCGCTGAGTTCATTAAAGTACCTCCTTCTATACAGTCCGGCCTATAATGGCTTTTGTAACGGAGAAATTGAAATTTCCATCCGTTCTGGTTCTGTCTTATCGATTATTAGATAGGCATGAATTTCCTTGATTTGCTTGTCGTCGTGCCATGCGACCTTATTTAAACCATCAACGCATTTGACGTAGTTATCGAGATCACCGTGATTTTTCTTGTTGAAATAAACCTTTACTTCAACGTACAAATCACCGGTAAAAGGCTCACAATCTTCATACGCGTCCACGTATGCATTACGCATTTTCAGTTCATAGTTCTTAGTTGCCTCGGGCGTGTAAGCTGTACCTCGATATAGCCTTGGTCGTTGCTTCGCTTGTGGTCGTCCTGGGACAGTGAATTGGCGAACTTCTGTCAATCTGTTCACCTCCTCTCAGGAACGAAAAAGACGGCAACCGAAGTTACCGTCATTCCTTGTAGCCGCCGTCCTTGGCGCATTGACCTTTGAATACACAGAACCCACACTTCTCTAACTCAGGTGCCGGTAGTTCGCCCTTCTCGATTGCACGTACAATCTTAGCTAGACGGATCAGCAACGCCCGTGCCTCTTCCTCTGATACCTCAACGTAGAAATGTGCTTGGTCTGGTTTTTCTGGGATAATTTCCTTCCACTCCGGCTTCTGGAGAGCTTCGTATTCGAACATCCAATTTTTAATGCCGAAGATAAGGAAATAAGATGTTGCTTGGGCCCGATGCTCAGGTTGAGGTTGACCAGCTTTCACGATCTTGTTCAGATTCTTCCGCTTGTCCTTGGTCTTTTTCTCGTAACCAATGATAGCAACCTCGTTACCTTCCGAGTCTAATAGCGCCATCTTACCGTCAGACCGGCCTCGAAGTTTGACTACTACGTCACCAACCTTATAGGACTTCTCACCGTTAATCTCAGCTTCTAAGAAACGAAACTTAACCGGCTTACCAGCAGCACGTAATTTCTCTTCCATATTTAGATAGTCTGCTTGGGTTACATCGTGAGCTCCGGTACCATTCCTGGACATCCGTTCACGCCAAGGAACCAACGGAGTCACATCAGTCTCGGCATTCGTGTTGATGTAATACAGCTCCCTTGCACAGGAATTAACGCCACTAGGGCTGAAAACAACCTCTTCGCGATGACGTTTTTTCCGTGGTAAGCTGTAGAAATCCTCGACCTGTTCCGTAAACTCTTGTGCTAACGTCTGATCCGTGTTATTTGGTGGGACGTCAGCGTACTTAGCAGCATCTTTTGCATCAAAAAAGACATCTACGCTCATTGCGAGATGCCCCCTTTAAATACTTCAACCACTAACTCAATTGCCATTTGTGCCGCTACCTTTTCGGTAAAGCCTTCTTTAATCGCTTGTAGATATACTTGACGTGATAAACCTACTAATGTAGAAACGGCAGTCGCTAACTCCTGTTGTTGCGTGTCTTTCTTACCTTGCAATACTGCAAAGAAATCCTCGACTGAGTTATCTCTCTTCAAATCAATTCCCCTTTCCTAATAGTGCTGAAATATTTTTCAATACGGCATCATTCACAGAGATCTGTTTCTGCGTCTTGATACGTAGAGCAGCCAATTTATCCATTTCAATATCGATAGCCGTTACTACACTGTGTAGTTCCGCATTAGCTTCTATGATGTCTAACTCTGTTTTTCTGAATGTTCCCAACGCCTTGTCGGCTTGGCTTTGGATCCTGGTTACGGCTTTCTCGTGTACTGTTAATGCTGACTTTTTCATTGTTACTCCCCCTATAGATACATAATGTGTACGTTAAAAGACGCTCATGCTGACTCCTAAACCAGCACGAACGCCCTGGTAGTTACGCCGCTATTGGACAGTGGTTCTCGAAATCCCATTCTGATGGGCCGTACTCTTCTGACCATCTCGGCATAATTGCAATGTCTGTTTTCAGTGGAACACCGAGGTCGACGGTATCACACATGATAGAACGGATCTTCTCGATCAGCTCCGGTGTCAGCGCCTTTAGTGGTACTGACGGGATTAATTCGTCATGGATCGATGCGTGTAGCTTATAGCCGTTTTCCTTTACGAAGTCATACATCTTAACCATGTTTTGCTTGAGCACGTCAGCAGCTGATCCTTGAACGATCATGTTTAATGCAGCACGTTCAGCTCCAGCAACTAGGCCCCAAAGCTTGTTACGTCTAGCCTTTTGGTCAGCTTTCATTTCCCACGGCTTCATCTTGTTCAACCGTTGTAGCTCTGCATGATTCTTACGGTAATCGGGGAACCTACGCTTACGGCCAAAGAGAGTTTCCGCATAGGCTACACTTCCACGTTTAAGCAACTTATTGATTACGTCTGCACGGAATCTCTCAAGGCCTGGGAACGCTTGGATCATCTTCTCGAAGAAGTTGGCCGCAATCTCCTCTGATACCTTCATAGATCGTGCGAACGATTTGGCGCTGGATCCGTAAAGATACGAAAGTACGCCTTGCTTCATTAGCTTTCTTGGTTGGAATGAACCATCCGGTGAGTACGCTTTATCAACGCAATTCTCTCGTGGGAATCCGAATGCGAACATTGCCATTTCCGTATATAAATCTTTTTGATCCAGGTAGAACTGCAGCATCGAGCTGTCGTCATAGGACTGTGCTAAGATGGCCGCAATAACCCTTGGCTCAATTTGGGACAAATCGGCAGATAACAGTATCCATTCCTCATCTGGTATGAAGCACAAGCGAACTTCTGCTCCGAATCCTTTACTAGGAATATTTTGAAGATTGGTCCCCTTATCGTCATCTCCCGTTTTTGAGTGCTTACCTTTGACGTAAGTACTCGAGGAGTAACGGCCGGTTTCGGTACCAGCCATCTTCCCCGTTTCTGATGCCATGTTGTTGAACTTCGAGTGCAGACGTCCGGTTGCTGGTTCTAACGCTTTCGGCATCTTCTCTAGATAAGTAGAGACGATCTTGCTTAGTTTGCGATATTCCAACATTGGCGCTAACGACTCGTGATCCTCACACAGAGCATCGATTACATCGGAAGCAGTCGTTCTAACTGCTTTGCCGAATTTCAATCCGATTTTCTCATCTACGCCTAGATGATCGTATATTAAATACGCTAAGTGCTGGGGACTGTTTACGTTGAATTCCGTTTCAGTACGCCCTAGAACACTAGACATCTCTTCAAGAAATGCCGCATCGATGTTAAAGGCTGCAATGATGTTCTTCTCGGCTTCTTCCAGGCGTGGCTTCAGCTCCACTCGTAACCGTTCGACTCTTTCCCAATCGATACGGAATCCGGTGCGCTCCATCGCCAAATCTACAACCATCAATGGCTGCTCGATTTTATACCATACCGTCTTTAGGTTATCCCTAGTGTCGATATGAGGCTTCTGGAATTTATATAGTTTGTAAGTCTTATAGGCATCACCAGCAGCATAGATCCCGGACAATACCACATCCTTATCGTAAATGGTCGCTCCATCGAATAGATCAGCGAACTGAGGAGATTTATCCTCTTTACCAAGTACATAGAAATCGTACAACGACTTCAACTTGTGGTTCGGTTCCTTTTCGTTTAGGATCTTGGATACGATACATGTGTCCCAGAACGGATTGGCAACGACAATTTTACTGTTTAGGAACAGGTGACCATCGTAAGCATAGTTATGCCAAATGGTTTTGTTTTTCGGATTACTTAAGTACCACCGTGCCATGCTGAGTGCAATATCCTCCGGTACTTGCGCCTGGCCCGTAGTGTGGCCGAATGCAACGTAGAAGGCTATGTCATGGTTTGGTAGGTACGCTGAGTATCCGACAACCTTATCGTTAAATAAGTCTAGTCCTGTCGTTTCAGTGTCCCATGCCGTCTCAGGCTCGGTCTGCAGCATCTCTCGGATCTTACCGAGGGTGATGATGTCTTGTACGACCCAGAAGTTAGCTGGTTTGGTGTCTATAACGTGCTGTTTCAACTCCTCACGTTTAGCTAACCGGTGCCGTTCCCATAACTCAAAGACTTCTTTTTTCGATAGTTTCTTAGTACTATCACTACGCTCAACTCTGCTCGTCTCTAGCAACTGTTTCACTTCGAAAACAATCGCCCTCTCGTCTTCTTTCAGTTTAGTCGTAAATATTCGGTCAAAAGCTTCCTGGAGCGTCTCAGGCTTTTTCTTTTCCTTTGCCGCCTTGGTCGCACGTTTAGTCGCCTTACGTTCTTTCTTCTCTGCCGTTTCTAGAACGTCTAGTACATCCGCTAAAATATCGCTCATATTACTTCAATAAGGATTGTAGAAATGTTTCGAAGTTTTCTTCGGCAGAAATCTGGTAAGAAAGAGTACGTCCATCTGGAGTGAATGCGATATAAGTACTAGTAAGATCTTCGTTATCAGTACGAACCAGGATGTGTTTTACTTCGAACTCAGTAACTTCGATGTCAATATCGTGTTGCTCTGAAAGAAACTCTTCTAGCTCATCAGCGATTGGATCAGTAGCTTCGTCGGATAATGCAGATTCAAAGTCTACTAGTTCATCACGCTCACCAGTAACAGTAACTTTACCGATTTCCTCGCCTTCAAATACTGCATAAGTAACGGAGTAAGTTACGTAACAAGCTGCTAATTCACCGGCTACTGATTCTTCTTGAAATTGTTCGAAATCCATTTTATAATCCCCCTAATCGTCAAAAACGTTTAATGCACTTTTACGGTTTAGTGCGAACCGAAATTGTGAGAGCCTAACCCGCCTGTCAACTCTCTGCCATCGCCCCATCATCGGCTTCGGTTCCCATTCGTATTTACCTTTTAGAACGGCAGATCGTCTTCCTTGATGTCTGTTTGACCATCCGGGATAGATTCGATTTTTTCGTCTGCAGCAGCTTCTAATCCGATTAGCTTACGAACATAGTCGTCATCTGGTGGATTAAGTGCTCCCATATAGAACTCAGCATCGATTACAACGCCTTCTGGAACAGTGAACAAAGCTTCTTCTGCTTTCTTAACGCGAATCGGCATTAGGCTGTAAGTGGTACCAGTGTCATCGCCGGAGCGAATTAACGCAATAGCAGTTACTGTGCTGTCCTCTTCGTATTGATCCGTGTAAGCATAGATCACTTTCATCGCCTTGTTACTAGCATCGAACACTTCGACTTGTTGAGTATCAACGTTGAAGAATGGTACCAAGGTACTCTTAGTACGCTTCACTCCGTGCTGGCAGCTCAAGCAGTTCTTACCGGTTTTTGGATCCTTACAAGTGTGGGATTTGATTCCCTTCTCGAAGTCACCGTGACGGAAATACATTTTGAAATCAGTCGTTAACAGAAATCCTCGTAATTGGCCACCATCTTTCAACTTTACATAGTTTACTTTTTTACGAGAGTTTTTCTTTTCGGCCTCTTTACGCGCATCGTCTCCCTCGGCTAATAGTAGATCGTTTAATTCTTCGCTCATTCGTTTACCTCCATTATTTTCGTTTGATGGGCTTGACGCCCTACACTATAACAGTCCGGCCCATAGAGGCGTTTGTAACGCATTATTTTGAAAAAATATGATTTCCGATTCTTTCTACAACTTGTCGAGTACGGATCCAGTGGTCGGATGTTGCTCCTGGGTTGAAGAAATAGATGGCTCCGTTTGAATCACCATGGTATGTGCTTAGTACTTCTTTGGCAGCACGGATTGAATCGTCGGAAGCTGGCTTATTAATCATGCCGTTTGCTACCGGAGAGAACTGGTGAGGCGCATAAACGACTGCCTCGACTGAGTCCGGGAATTTCGGTGAAGCAACACGATTCATAATCACTTCTGCGACTGCTACTTTCCCTTTGTACGGCTCACCCCCAGCCTCTGCCTCGATGATCCGAGACATTACGTCAAGATCACGGGCAGAATAGGTAGTATTCACCGTAGTTGTTGGATTCGCTACATCCGGTGTTTCTGTTGTCTTTATCACATCGCCTGGAAAGATCATGTTCGGATCTTTAATTTGTGGATTTAATTTAATTAGGTCGATTAACGTGATATGTTCATTTACAGCGATTTGGCTAAGTGTATCCCCAGGACTCACGTTGTACGCAAATGCCGGAGATGCCGCCATTAACAGTCCAGCTGCTAACATCGGCGCTACTAGCTTCTTCATTACATCACTCCTAGTTTTTTATTTGCCTCTATGGCCACTGTCAATAGAACAGTCCGGCCCAATTACGGTTTTGTAACGAAAAAGGCAAAAAAAAAATCCCGACCGATTGGCCGAGACTGAATGTGTATGGTTTGGTGTAGTGATTGTGGTGATGTATGTTACCCTAGCATTCTTGCGTAAGTACTGACCTCACCGAGGCTGTCGCTCTCACTATAGAACGCAAGTGTGTCTTCCTTCATTTTTCGAACAACACGGCCTGTCCAATTTCGTAAAGCCGCAGCATTGCCGGTTCTTCCCATCTTCAGAGCAATCTCATGATGAGTGTAACCTTGTACCAGCAGAGCAATAACCTTTGCGTTGATATCACTGATCGAGCAGAGATACTCGTACAATTCCGTATCCTCAATAGGTTGCTGGTAATCAAACGTATAGCGATTGTCCGGCATTTTAGTCTGCCTTAAGTCGCTTGGAATTACCTTATGACGATCCCTAGCTGATTCCCTTTGCGTACCATCCGGGTTCCTTGGGAATAACCGTCTACGTACGTAGTCATGCGCTAGTTTCGGGAATTTAAAGCTGCAGTACTTAGCGAAGTACACGCCACTGTTGACGTCAAATTTCTGTACTATCTGAATGAATCGTTCCTGGAAGTATCCGAAGAACTCATCCTCGTAAAACGATGGGAACCGTATTGCTGCCCTTTCAGCTTGAACCTGTAATCCTTTTTGGTAGCGTAGGAAGATGGTTGAGAACGCATCATCATCCCCTTGCTGTGCAAGTGTTACTAAACGTTCGTCTGTCATTTCAGTGTATGGTTTTGTCATTTTGAGCTGACCCCTTTGTCTATTGTGTTAGAAGAATAATTTAACGCCCATCGGCTTTCTATTGTCCAGCAACAAACCGATTTCTTCTTTAGTAAGATCGTTAGCGTCCTTGACCTCTCGATCAATTAACGACCAATCGACTTCTGACAGACGAAATCTCCCCGATAAGTAATCGGATATTAGTTCCTTTGCGTGTTCCCCACCCTTATCGTTATCCGTGAAGGTGATGATTTCTGAGTAGGTCGGTAAATTACGTATTAACTTATCTGCTTGTGCTCGGTTAAATTGATTGCCTCCTATGCCAGCTGCTCCGATCTTTCGTGGAGCACCGCCTTGCCAAACGGATATGCCATCAATCTCAGCCTCAGTAAGTGCCACCTTAGTGAAGCCGTGCCGCAGTATCTTGTTGAAGCCCCATAACGTTTCTGCCTTTAGACCAGGAGGCAATGGTGGATCGTACCAAAACTTCTTATCTAGTACACTACGAAACTTTACAGTTATTAATCTACTATCCTCGTCATACCAAGGAATCGTAATTGCTCGATGCTGTTTCGAGTAGCCAATACCAAAGAAACGCTGCCACGATTCTTCAATACCCCGTCCATCTAAGTACGGATGTCTAAACTTGTAAGCATCAAGGACGTCCGTGCTGATGAAATAGTCCTGACGTCTCGCCTCGTCCCCAAATTCTAATGTTAATTCATCGTCTAGATCAACAGCATAACGACCATAGGTATGAATCAAAAATGTTTCTGCGTCGAATACCGTGTCGAATCGGTCTAGTACTTTCACCAGATGGCCGATAGTCCCACGAGCACCGCAGCCGAAGCAATTGTAAACCCCGGTCTCGCTGTTTACACCGAAGCTTGGCGCTCGTTCGTCATGAAACGGGCAGCAAGCCATTACGTTATCACCAACCGGCCGGACTTTATGTAGGCCTTTCGATTCGAGATAATCATGTATGTCTAATTCGATACGGATAGAACGTATGATCACGTCACTTCACCCCTTCGCCATAACAGTCCGGCCCATTTCGAGGTTTGTAACGCGATTTTCAAAAAATATTTTCTTTCTTAATTATACGAACAACCGTTCGCAAAATCAATGATAATTATACTTTAATCCGCTAACGTAACCATGTTAACCAAGTGGTTAACGTGTTGGAACTATATTATTATATAATTACAAATGTTACATAGCAATAACAACCGCGAGTAATATTAGATGCAATTTTTGCCATTAACCACAAGGTTAAGAAGTTATGTTATAATAATGTTATAATAAAAATTCGTACATAGTTCTTAGAGAGGAGCTGGTGAAACTGTCACAGGGGAAAAAAAGTATTGATATAGAAAAAATTGACGCTGACATGCACAACCAACAAGAGAAGCTAATGGGGCAGTTAAGAGCCGGGGCCTATTTGAAGCAACTTAGGACGGACAACGACTTATCATTAGCTGACTTAGGTAAAAAATTGGGAGTTTCTGCTGCCTACTTGTCAAATATCGAACAGGGTGTAAAATCAATGAGTGACCATTTCATACGTCAGATATCGGATTACTATGAAATAGACGAAACCTGCTTGTTTGAACTGCTTGGTCGGGTTCCCTTGTTGGCGCGAGAGCAACTTGATGAAGCAAATAGTCTCCAGGATCTATTAGTAGAAATCAAACGTGATAAAAAGCTTACAGATGAAAAGAAACAAAAGCTATTTGACCAGATGTACAAGCTATACAAAAACTTTCCAGACTAATCTTCCATCTTAGGAGTTGACATATGAACCCCAAGCATTTTGAAGGTCATTATAAAGTAAACAATGATGGGCCAATTGTTGATGTATTAAACTGGTTGCTGAGAAATTTCGATTATCACACGGCAGTTATCATCAAGAACACAGCTACTGACGTCTCGGCCGTTCTTCTAGGTATTATTATCGGTATGGCGATCATGGTTTATGTACTAAAGGATACACGCATGGTACCGGATCCAGACGCAGAGGAGATTCATGTAACCAAACTTAAGAAGAATGAACGCACTAAACTATTTGTTACCGTACCACAGTATGAAGCCGGTAGATTGTCGTTTATTACAGGGTTTGTGATGTGGATATACGCAATGCTAATAAAGTTTTTACCGATAAAAAGACTTAAGTTCATCGACAGTCGACGAATCCGAATTACAGGTTCGATTATCTTGCTTCTTGTAGTCGGTATCCTGGTATTTAATATATTGTTGGACTCAAATGTCATACTGCCAGATGGCCACGGTGGTTATGGAGTATATCACAGATAAAAAGAAAGGCGACCCCACAATGGAGTCGCTTTTTTATTTTATATCACGATTAAACCGATTCTGTGCAAACTTTCCTCCGATTCCTTTCGGCAAAGACGTCCCTCTTTCGGACTTAACATCTTCCCTCTCCCCCACTACCAGTGGTACCGTTTCCGGTGGTTTTGGTGGGTTGCCGGCCGCAAGGTGGAGAGCGAGGGTAAGGACGTCCCTCTCTCCGTAGATATCGACTAGTCCTGACCAAGCACGTAAGATCTCTTTGATCTGGTCAACTACATAACCCTTCTTGGACGGAGCACCCTTCTCGATAGACTCGATGAAGCTGTATAGCTTGGGATCCGTTTCCGGATTCACGTACATCTGAAACTTCTTTTGCTCCATCATAAATTCTCCTCTTCAGCAATATCCTTGGCGATAGCATAGAAGCCTAGAACGTTGGCCGTTTGTGCTTCAGCCAGGACAACGAATGTATTCTTCTTCTTAGCCTCGATGCGTTCCTGGTGCAATAGAGATGTTCCTCCCGTCCATAGTACAGTAGTATGGGCGTCGAAATCGAACTTAGCTTGCTTGACGAATTTGTACATCTCATTGAAGTTCTTGTCTAGGATTTCGATAACCCTCGGATCATCGTTAATAACCGTGGCAGCACCGTCTTTTCGAACACCGTTAGCTAAGATGTTAGGCATGTTCTCTACAGTGATTGCCGATAAATTGCCGTGCTGTCTAATCAGATACTTACGAATTTCCATATACGCATCCAGGGCTCCGAGAGTTAAACCTTCGTCACGTTTGATTAGGTCACCTGTGATTGACGCCACATCGAAGGATCCCGTACCAGCATCACACACTAGTACGTTGTCTCCCCACTCTTCAACGATTCCGTTAGCAACGGCATAAGCATAAGTCCCGAGTGGCTGTGGAAGTACGATGCAAAGCTTGATATCGATAGTTAACTGGTGATGCCCATCGATCTTGATGATGGACTTTCCTCTATAGAAATCCTCAAGCTGTGGTCCGATTGCTTCGTGATCTGTGTTCGGTACGCCCAGCACTAGAACCGGAATCTCGATTATATCGAATGTACCAAAGTCCTTTGCGATGAATCCCAGCAGCATCTGTTTGTACTCATCCGTGAAGTACCGTTCCCTGTCGTTGACTGCAACTTCCGGATCTAAATTTAGGTCGAATACATCTTGCCCGACAAAATATTGAAGCTTATTATCAAGAGTAAAATAGTTACGATCTGAATTGTTGATTCGTGGAACCTCGGAAAATACGCTTGGCTCGACGATGACGTCACTGCCATCGAATACCCTTTTAGTGAAGCCGTTCCCCAGGTCGATTGCGTATAATGATGTTGCTTTCTTCTCCTTACCCACTGTTACAGCTGCTCTTTTGCTTACGTTTGTCATTAGTTTCTCCTCCAATTATCAAATGAATGTTTAAACACTGTATAGAAAATGTTTCCTGTGTTACCAATATAGCATAACGCCCAAATGAATGTCCATACATTCTCTAAACATTTTTTAAACATTTTTCGATATCGAATAGGGGAGGGGAGACACGAAAAAAGACGACCCTTGACGAAGGGACGCCTTATCATCGTAGTGTGAACTAGACATCTCTTCTTTCGTACTCAGGACAAACTAATATTAAATCATTTTCATCCGCATAAAATTCGGAATTACATTCATCAAAGGTTAGTGTGACTTCACTACCTTCACCAATTCCTGTAACTTCGTGTAGTCCTAATATTTCTTTTTCAGGCTTAAACCGAACAATGTCACCTAATCTGAATCTCAATTTACTTCCTCCTTTCCGACACACTTTGGGTCAAAGACGACCCTTATCGGATCGCCTCGTTTAACTCTTATAGTAGAGTCGCTAGTACCACCACTAAGCCGATGAAGGCCAGTGCGAATACGAGCACCATAATTCCGAATTTCGCTACCAAAAACCCAAGTACAAATATACCAACGACCATAAGAATAACTCCGATAATTACGATAAACACTAACTGTTCCATAGAATCCTCCTGCATAATTTAGTCGTAAGACGACACTAGTTAAATTCGATTTCAGTTGGTTGTAACTGTGTCCATGTTTCGGTCAGCGCTTCTAAAAGCAGGTGTTTAGGTACTACTTTCAATATTTCTTTCTTTACCGCTTCTCGCCTACCTTCCCACGCTAACACTCTCCAACCATAATCATCAGTTAATTTCGCGCCTAAAAACTGTGGTTTTCTTTTACCTTTTGGAATATAACCTACATCGTCAATCAATAATTTGTTGTCTCTAAAGAGAATCCTTATATCGTACTTATTGCCGTATTCATCCTTTTTGAGAACGTGCCAATTCTGCATTTAATCACTCCCTGTGCGTCGTCTTTTGTGTCAAGGCCGTCTAGAAGATATCCGTTGCTTGACGTGGCCTTATGATGCCATCGTTAGGGCAGAACTCAACATCACATTCCGTGCCAGCACCTCCGTACCGCGCCTTAAGGATACCGGCGATGCCCTTACCGCGACGTCGTCCTGTCTTTTCATCTTTCCAGGTGACACTGGCCCAACCGAATACGAAGGAGGAGTCCTGGATCACTGCGATGGATTCTGAATAGTCGTCTAAGGTCGGCAGTACGAGCTCGGTAATGCCTTCATCGTCTTCTTTAATTTTCTTAAGGTAAGCACCGTTTGTCTGGTACAGCAGCACGATCACTACGCCTAATTTGGCTGCCAATTGTTTTAGCTGACGAGAGAAGGTGGTTTTATCTTCCTTGGATCCCGACTTGAATCGTAGTAACGAGAATTGGTCAATGACAATGACGTCAGCCTTGCTCTGTTCAGCATCGTACTGGATCTGCTCGAGCGTTAATCCTTTCGGCCAATCCTGTGCCGTCTTAATAATTAGGTCGGCCTTACCGTTGCCCTTACTGAACTGTTTCAGATACTGTAAGTAGTCGTGCTCGTCATCAAGTTCACCTGTCCATAGCCCTTTATTAGAGAAGCCAGCATCGAGCGTATCTAATCGGAATTCGTTCTCTGGCTTAGACATCTCACCGGACTCAACGAGCACCTTAAAGCCAGCCTTATGCGCGACTAATCCTTGTTTCAAACCTAGCCACGATTTTCCCATTGATGTTGACGCCATGATCGCGCACACATCGCCGCGCTCGGCACCACCGGTTGCTTGCGTAAACTCGTCAAAGAAGAAGGGGATCTTGACACTGAAATCTTGCGACTGTCGACGCTTGTACTCGGCCTCACGGTCATCCCCATTGACAGCCCAGTTGGATCCGTTCTTGGTTCGTGCTGATGCTTTCTTCTCGAGGCGCTCCATATGCTTCTTAAATTCGTCCTGGATCTCGTAACCATCTTTCTCACCGAACAGTGCCGCCAACTTTTTCAAAGTGTCCTTTTGTTCTATCTTTAGGTTACGCTCTGCCAGCTTCATACACAGTGTATCGATGGACTCCGTAACTTCCATGGCCTCGAAGTCATCGCATGCAGCAACGACACTTTCCAGAGAGGGGAGCTCACTGTATTTTTCTAGATGGTCGATAATGAAATCGTACGCCGCACGTTGCTCCTGGAAATGGTAAGGCGAGTTCAAAGCATGTCGTTGTAAGGCGTGATAATCACGAGTGGCAATCAAGGCATTTAATAGTAGTAACTCAATCATATAGGCTTCCTCCGATCCTTACCTTTGTACTCCATCGGGATCGTCATGCCGCTGATCCGACTCGTGATGCGCCCTATAGGGTCGATGTGCTCTTTGAGCTCCGGTAAGGTTAAATTACTGCTAATTAGGGTAGTGCGTTCGTTATCATACCTAGCTCCGATAATCTCTGTTAGGCGTTCCCGGGCCCACTCTGTCGGCTTTTCTGCACCGATGTCATCGAGAATTAATAGGGGAACCCTACGTGCTAGGGATAACTTTGACGCCCAAATGATCTGCTCGGCTGGATCGTCAAACCCACGTTTCAACCCAGCCAGTAACTCAGGGACGTTTAGGAACAGAACCATCTGAACTGAACGTTGACCGGTTCGTAACGCTGTTTTGGAGGCCTCAACGATGTAGCTCATAGCCAGGGCCGCAAGGGCAGTGGTCTTACCGGATCCCGTGTTGCCGTGTAGATACAGCCCTTGACCGGCTTTAACACGTTGAATGATGTTTTCGTTATATGTCTTTAGTGCCGCAAGTCGAATTGTATCTTCCGGTAAGGACTCTATCGTGAACTTACGGTGCCGCCTCGGGATCCCGGAGAGTTCGGTTTGATACCGTAACTCAACGAACAGGGGACAGCCACTGCCGCAAAGGATGTTATGCTGCTTGCAAGTGTGCCGTGCTGGGCAGACCTTAGCGATCTTTTCGTCCATCAGACTCCAACTCCTTGATGCGTTTATTGGCACTTTCAATTACATGACTCTGTAATGTGGTCATTGCATCTAACAATTCCAACTCACCAATCAACCAATCCATATCTTCAAAGGACATGCGACCACGTTTACAGTTGGCTTTGATTTGCTTTAGACGTTTAGTAGTTTCGTTCATTACGCATTCACTCCTTCGACTTTGAGACCCATAATGGTCAGTGTGGTACGCATAACCGCCTGTTCGTAGAGCTTCGTACTAGGGGAGCTATAGTACTCACGGAGCTTTTCCTCAGGAGTCATCTCGACAATATAACCGTAAGCCAGTGCATCAAATACCTGTTCCATATCACGATTGAAGTGTTGGTAAATCAACGTGCTATTTTTGCCAATATCACCATTTTGCTGAATGGCTTTTAATGTTGCTGATTTCGTATCGTGTATTTTCAGCATGTGTTCTAATGCCTCTGCTACATTTTTCGGTACTAATACTGGTGCCTTCATTACTCAATCCCTCCAATGTTCCAATGCTTATCGTAAGCCGCGAATACATCCTCGCCGTCTTCACTCGTGATCACAACATCTGCATCGTTGGCCGCTTCCAGGTTAGCTCGTGCCATCGGTTCTGCTTGAGCTGCCAACCACGACACTAACGCACCCAAGGTAGGACGTGCGAACTGTGCAGTCTTCCATTTGGTCGGATATAGGCGAATGACAACATCCATGATTGCTTTAATCATCTCGACGTCAGCACCGTAACGTGACGCTAGGGTACGGACATGGCCTTTTTCCTTACCGAAGTTAGTGACTTGGTACGGAGCACCATAAGCATCGTGATACTTCTGCAACCAGTAATCGAACAACTCGTTAGTAGGGGAGACCTTGGTTTGTTTCTTTTTGGGTTTCAATAAAGGAGTGGTGCCGCGCTTTACTTTGATCGCAGTAACCTCATAGGAATAACCTTCGGCTGTGCGAACTGCACGGACTAATGTTTCATCACCAACTCTGAAGTCCTGGAGAGTCTTGATGTGCCGCTGTACGAATTTCAACGACACTCCCAGTAGCTCGGCCATTTCCGCATGTGTGATGTTCACTACGGAATCAATCGCCATAAACCGGAGGCCTGAGTACAGGAACCAAGCTTCTTTGCCTACAGAGTTAATTGCTTCAATTGCAGTGGATTGTTCTAATTCGACCATGACTATCGCTCCTTACATATTTGTTTCTGATAGACAGTCCGGCCCAATTGGGGATTTGTAACGCAGAAATAAAAAAAAATCCGCATCCCGGAGTAGGGGACACGGATCATCGTTATTTGATTTCAAACAAATCTTCGATAAAGAGAAAATTGACAACTGCAAATTTGTGTATTTCTTCAGAAAAGTAAGCATGAAAGATTCCGGCTTCAATTCCGTCAAATTTCTTAAATGTATTATTTTTCTTATCGTAAACTCTTAATATAACATCTACTTTTCCTTCCATTCTGCCTAAAGTGCCTACTGGTTTTTTCGATTTTTCTTTACTTCTAGGGTTTATAGACAAAGCGATATAGTAGTCATCTCCATAAAGTGTTGGTTCTTCATTCTTAACATAATGCACAGGCTTAACAGCAAACATTAACGGATTATTCTTACAGTACTGTTTAAACCCATCCAGACTATTTTCATACTTTTTCATTAAAACTCCTCCTAGGATAAGATACGTAATGCTTCGTTTTCAACTACGATTTGGTCTTCGCCACGTCGATTAAACGTATAGATGCCTTTGTACTTTGGATTCTTATAGATGACTTGGACGGAACTATTGTGGAACTGCACCGGCTTTTCTGGAGTCCAGCGCTTTGGCTTATAACCGTTGTCGTTCAGATAGTCCGCGATCTTACCGAATGACAGGTGGTTCTGGTCTTTGAGACGGAAGATCAACTCAACGATTTCTTTTTCGGAATCATCTACCTCTAACGTTTTCTTACCGTCAACCATCACTGACTTGTAACCTAATGCGATTCGACCAGAGGCATGCTGGCCACGCTCGGCCTTTTGAGTGATGCCGTCCATAGTACGCTCAGTGATTACAGAACGTTCGAACTCGGCAAAGCCTCCGATGATCTGGAAGAACAAACGACCTTGAGCCGTGCTTGTATCGAATTGGTCTTTGATGCTGATTAGAGCACAGTTATTCGGTTCGAACATATCATCGTGAATAATCAATAACTCTTTCAGATTACGTGCAAAACGATCTAGCTTAGTAGAGATAACACCATCGAAGCCACGATTAGGATCCTTAAGGCTGTTTAAGATGTTCATGAACTTCTTACGCTTCTCGATAGATGATCCGGACTCAGCCGGTTCCTTTACGATGTATAGTAACTCCCAACCCATGGCTGCACAATAGTTTTCAATGGCAGCGATCTGTACTTCCAGGCCGCCACCATGCTTCTTTTGTTCCTCCGTTGATACACGTACATAACCGATAACCTTTTTAGTTTCCATGTCGATAACCTCCGTTATATGTATTTGCTAATGTCTTCATTATACTCGACGACAAGTAAACACGTCAACGGAAAACTGTCGACAAGTACATATTTTATTGTTCTAACCAGTTATAGAAGGGGACTGATCCAGTTGCTACAGGTTGCTCAGTTTCTGAATCATCCACTGAAACTTCAATTTCTGCATTCACATACGTAGTAATAAACCATGGTACTAAGTTACCCACGTTCTTTTTGTTTTTCTTATACTTACCAAACGCACTTTTAACTGCTCTCAATGACACAGTCTTTATTTCTTTCTCATCAAATAGAATAGTAGCGACATCTTCACAAACAGAAGAAGGGAAGTTGGTCACGGATTCAATTGATAGTTTCATAGATTCAATTCGAACCAAACGATAATTTTGCATGCGCTTATTATAATCTTCTTCTTCTAAGTTCTTTGTAAAGACCTCTAAGGACTTCTTAGGTAAGATGCTGTCAATTTGACGGATTGGTTCACGGCAATCTGACGGATTGGAATCTGTCATTTTGACGGATTGCTCAACCACGCATTCTGTCAATTTGACGGATTGCTCAACGGCGCTTCCCATCATTTTGATGGATTGCTCTACATCAACGTTTTCAGCTGTTTCCTCACCTGTTAATACTGTGGATAACTTTTCGTAATTGATTGTGTACCACTTAGTACGATCCGTTTTCATCTTGTTGAAACTTCCTGACCGTAGAATACCTTGTTTTTCCAGTTTCTTGAAAGTACGTTCAATTGTACTAGCTGACCAGAAAGGGAAGTCGGACTCTTGCCACTCTGGGTAACTGTTATATGTCCAGAACGTACCCTCAATCCATGAACGATCATCTGCACGATCTTTTTCTTTTACGGTTTTATATTTGCCTTGGATATGGAAGTGAACCTGTTGAAGTACGATTGCCTCGTTAAGACCGAGCCTGGTAGCTAACTCCTTACGGATCAGTAACGGTGCTTCGTTGAATAATAAGCCTAATAATGAAGTGTCTTTGTCTGTGATTTGCATGTGACTTGCTCCTTTAAGTAAATTGCACCAGAACAAGAGTCGAGTGGGGTTGATAGGGGAGGTAGAAGCGTGTTATAATAAACGTAAATAACGAATACTATAACTACAGACTAGTCCCTTTGTTGCGACTTACTCTGTTTGTACCTCGACTATCAACTGCCAATTGATGGTCACGAACTAAAACCGGCTGCCAACCTGTTTTTGCTTCGTTCGGTGCGATATTTTTTTGTTTTTGTTTTTTTGTCTTTGTCTGTGATTTTTAAAGCTCTAGAGAAGCGCTGTCCTCGTCCCCAAGATGAAACAGCGTTTTTTCTTTTGTCTAAATTGTACCACCATTCGAGATAAATTGACAACGACTATTCGTCGGTAGGGTGGATGGTGATTCCTTTCCAGAACGGTTTCTTCCACCAATCTTCTACAGATGAGTGCTTAGCGATGTTATCCGGATTCGACAAGTAACTCCGTAGAGCTGC